CCGAGATTTTCTGCAAATATCTCCGAATGGTTATGGCACTTCCGTGTTGCTAACCAATCATTCTGTTCATGCAAATCTACTTCATACCCTTTTGGGGTCTTAAATACTTCTGCATATCTACCAATACCACGATAAGTATGGCATAATTCTCTTCCTTCCATCATTCTCTCCTACCCATATATTTAGGTGGTAAAGTTTAACCCATATATGGTGAAAGAATAGCTTGCATGGCATCAGAGTCATGTTTCTTCATGATGTAGTAGATTTCGTCTCTTACGAATGTGTCCATTCTACCCCAAACTTTGTCCCACGTATCAGAACCCTTCCTACTAATGATTGCTGGTTCCCCATCATCACTCTCTACTTCAATGCCCTTTTTAAGTTGTGCTATGATTGCACCAACTTCTTTGTCATTGATGGTCTCTGCCTTCTCTAATTTCTTTAGGTCGGGATAGACTTTTGAACTGATTTTTAACGTAGACTTAACAACTTTCTCTAAGATTTCCTCTTCACCCATGTTAAGTTTAGGTTTTTTATACTTTCCTACTGGTGATTTAGCTTTGTTTCTATCGACTGATTCTTTAAAAGTAAACCCAATCTTAGGTAAGGTGTTCTCACCATAGTTTGCATAGTCTAATGCTTTCTTAACAGATTTGGCCTTTGAAAGACCCTTCTTAAGTTTCTCAATTTTCTTGATTGCAAAAGACATAGCACCATCGTGATCAAGTGCAATTTTTACTGCTAATTTCTCGAACTGGTCTGTGACCTTGTTCTTTCTAAAGTATACAGATATCTCTTGACCTGTTAGTTTACTTCCTGACATAGAAGGTTTTTCAGTTAAGTTCTGAGACTCTTCTTTAATTCCTTTTCCTACAGCAGTGTCGTATAACTTCTTACCGTCTGCACCTTTTAGAGTCGTTGCATCTGTCGGGTTAGAAACTGCTTTGTATTCTGAACCTTCTTTCATACCCATAATACGTTGTGCAAGACCTACAAGTTTTTTAACATCGGAGTTTTCCATGTTTGCTTTGTTCTTGTCATTTACCTTTTCGTATGCTTGAGTGATAACACTTGCAGTGAACATGTCTACCATGATTCCACCGATTTTCTTTGCACCCTTAGTGTTAACGATTTCTTGAAAAGCAGGTATTAGGTTCTTACCTTCAGTGAGTACTTCTTCTTCTATAATATCCATGTTTTCTCCTTCAACCGATTCGTTTCTTCTCTTCGGTTTTTGACTGTAATAGTCTTTTAAAAATGATTTTGCCATTGATAAAGGAATCTTATATTCCTTTGCAAGGTCTTTTGCAGATATTCCATCTTGGATATCTACTAACATATCTGACATCACACCTTCTTCTAGGAAGATACCATGTTCGATTGCAGATTCCATAACGAATGATTCATCGAAATGGGAACCTTGTCCACTAGTAGATGGGTCTCCGTATGTTGACTTACCTCGGACAACACCATCAAGTTTTCTTAGGTTTGATTTAGTTCCATCTAGTTGTACTAGTGTAACACCACCACTACCTTTTGTGAACTTAACTTTCAACTTCATCAACTTGGCTGCACTTGTGAATGCATCTGATTCGGGTTTTTGGATACCTTTAACTTGGTATACGATTTTCTCTTCACCTAAGTCTACTGTTTCTTCAACTGACTCTCCCATTCGTTTACCTTGGGTAGCACTTGTGTTGGTGGGAAACTTCGTGTCCTTGACTGCATCCATATAACCACTCATGTTTGCTTTGGGGTCACCCATGTTCTTTGCACCTTTCTTTAGTGCTTCTGAACTGTTTCGTGCTTTAACTATTACACTACGACCTTTCTTTAATTTGTTGATGTTCTTGAGTACTGTTACTTTCCAAAAGTCCATACCTTCGAAGAATGTTTCGACTTCTTCGTTCATATCTCTTACAGTGAAATCTTCATTGTAAGGGAATCCCTTTAATGGGTTGTCAAAAACCTGAGAGAAATTCTTTGATCGTTCTTTCTTCTTCTCTAAATTTTTTGCAGCTGAAAGTTTTAGATACTCATCAACCGTCTGGCCTGGGGTATCACCTTTGTATGCAGCTGCAATATCTTTAGTACCCACTTCATGGACACCGTTGTTTTTCTTATTTCCTGACATTTGGTAATGCTCCCTTTTCTTTTAATTTCTTCATTCTTAGTCTAGGCTCTTTCCTGTTATAGTTTTGAGACACTAGGGATAAGTTATTCTTATCATTGTTTAGTGGGTTGTTATCCTTGTGATGCACATCCTTACCATCACCTGCTTTGGCCTTACCCTCTTTTTCCATTTGTCTACGAGCTCTTTTTCTCGCAGCGTTTCTTTCCATCTGTTCGGGTTTACCAAGGTAGTTTTCCCTTTCTTTCTTGTAATCCCTTCCTTCCGACATGTGGTATCCACTACCATCACAATGAGTACACTCTTTATCGTCTACTTCACCAGAGCCTTTACATTCGGGACAAGTCACCTTTGATTCTTCTTTAGGCACACAATTTGGAACTTGTTTACCGTTCTTCTTCTTCATACCCACTTGTTTATGAGAATCCCAGCAAGGGTCTTCCTCATTGATTAGGTCTTCTTCTACTGACTCTCCAAACTTAAGGAATAACTTACCCTTCTCTTGTGCTTGGTCTGTTACCTTATGACCAACCATTGCACCGATAGTGTTAATCATACCAAGACCTTTCTCGGGATTACTACTATACTCTTTTTCTAATCTGGCTGCAACTTTTTTAGTAATCAATTTAATGATATCTACAGCTGAAGTTACGAGTTTACCTTCCTCTACTTCAGACTCCTCGTTCTTGTTCTTATTCTTTGCATCATAGTCTTTGATAGACTTTTTTGCAGACTTCATCATTGCTTTTTGATGGGCCTTTTGTTGAGACTGATTTCTCTTTTTCATTACATCTGAATTTCTTTCTTGGACTTGGACTTCATCCAACTCTTGTTTCCAAGTGTCGATAAAGTTTAATAATCCTTCACTTTGTTTTTCATTTGACTTTCTGTCGGCATCACGTTTAGATTTGATTGCATCATCGTCTGATTCTTTACTATCGGAATCTGTTTGTCGTTCGACTTCTCGTTCATGTCGAGTCGTAAGAGATTCAAGGTCTCGTGCTTGTGAGTCTTTAAGTTTCTCTGTCTCTGCAGCGTGTTTTGCTTTGAGTTCTGCAGACGCGACTGCATCTTCCACCATGTAATCTTCAACTATAGAATCGAAGTCCATTGATGAACTGTAATCGTTTGATGCTTTAAGTAATTGATCTAGTAAATCCATAATACTATTTAGTCTTTTTTAAAAGTAGTTCACGTGCTTTCCACGCAGTAGCAATACTATTGGTAGGGAATTTCTTTGCCCATGCTGATATAGAACCGAATTTACCTTCTGCAGTCCTTCTTAGGGATTTTACTGTGTCGTTATTTTCAATCTCATCGAAGTTTGTTGTGAACATTCTTTTGAATATCGTAGCATTTTTCTCTACTGCTTCATGTTCCATTTTAACTACTTCAACTGGGACTGTTCGAGCTCTTCCATCATTCAACTTCAATGCAAGATCAAGACTTGTTTTGACAAATACCATTCGAGATTCGTATCCCAAGGCATCTAGTTGTTCTTTGTAGGTCTTTATCTTACTTGCCTTTGCACTAGTAGTGTCAAAAACTAACCCCAATCTGTTCGGGATGTATAAGTCCATTTGTTTAGCAGCTTGTCTTTTTGCCTTTGATCTCATCCCATCTCTTTCGGGATTGACTTCACCACTACCATCTTTAGTCATCTTCATAGACATCTTTGCAGCTTTCATCATTCTTTCAAAATGTTGATCACTATTAATCATCTTAAGACCCATAGTGTGGAGTGATAGTGCCTTAACAACTGTTGTCTTACCTGAACCAGGCCCACCCATTAGGAATAATGCTTTAAAGATTCCTTGATCATATACACCTTCTTGCAATTCATCTTCTTGTAGGTCGTCTTGCATATAAAACGGTAGTGTTCCTTCTGTAAGTCCCATACCTCGTCTTACTGCATTGTACAGTTGTTTCTGTTGTGTCTTGTTGGTAGATGGAACACCGTCTTTGAAGTTATCAAAGTCTCCGTCCTCTGCATACTGTCTCATCTTGGATGCACTCATACCACTAGTGTCATCTGCATCGGGGTCTCTCTCCCCTGCAGATACAATTTCGATCTCATCAAACTTGTAGAAACCGTGTCGTGCTTTGACTCCGTTGTACTTCTTCAGTAACATATCGAACTCTCTAACTCTGTCCGAACCTACTACCATCTTAATTCTATTGTAACCCTGTCTTTCTAATTCTACTGCAATGTCAAATACTGTCCTTGCAGCGGTATCCACAATGATCTTACCAAAGAACTTTCTAAGGAACTTGATCTTATCTACATGTGTTAGGGGGTTCTTAACCTTGTCATTTGAGTGTGAAGTGAACACTAGAGGTGTATCACTACCAGCTGTTGAGATCAATTTCTTGACTAACTTTGCATGACCAGTTGTAGGTGGATTGAATCGTCCAAAAGAGAACACTGCACCCTTACCAGTTGCTTCGGTTAAAAATTTGTTAAACGTTTTCATTCGGCATAATCCTAAATTTTAATAATGGTCGTCCATTGATAGTAACATCACCCTTCTCGTTTCTACCAATCTCTTTAACGACTATTTTCTTGTTCTTGAATTTTCCACCAAGAACAACATCTCCTATATTTATGGGTATCATAATACCTTCAGGTAGAAATTCACCAAAGGAAGCCATCTTGTAATCGTCCTCTACTTTTGCATTTGCTCTCCACTGCCAACATGACCAGTAGTTTGCTTTCCACTTAGGGCCTGGGTCTGTATCACATCCCATTCTTGCACGAAACGATTTTCTTGCTTTTGGGTCATCACGATTGATTGACATCTCTGCACTACCAAATGTTACTCTGACAACATTTCCCTTTTCATTTTTTGCATACACTCCAAACTTTTTAGCAGACCCTTGTGGTAATCTAAATGGTTCGTGAAGTGTTACCTTCCTTCCTTGGTATTCTGAATCTTCTTTAACTAAATTATAC